CTTTCCGGCTGCGACGATGGATATTGCTTTTATTAATATCGCGGTCGGCTGGCTGGGCGGCACGGCATCGACCGTGATTGCGTACTATTTTGGGTCGAGCAGCGGCCAAGACAAACAGATCGGGATGCAAAAATGAACTACAGCCGGCTGACCACATCGCTGCGCAAACACGAGGGCTTTCGCGCCACGGCCTATACCTGCCCGGCGGGTAAACTCACAATAGGAATCGGGCGCTGCATCGACATCAGTGTGGCGGGCGCGGGCATCACGCAAGACGAAGCAGAATACCTGCTGCGTCAGGACATCAACCGCTTCACCGCCATGACGCGCGGGCTGATCGTGACGTTCGATTCCCTTGATGAGGTGCGGCAGGAAACGCTGGTTGAATTGTGCTTCAATATGGGGCCTGCAAATCTGGGTAAATTCACCCGTATGCTGGCCGCAATCGATGTGAAGGACTGGGACACCGCCGCGGCTGAACTACTCGACAGCAGATACGCAGCGCAGGTCGGACAGCGCGCAATCACCTTGGCCGATCAGCTTAGATCAGGATCATATGGATAATCATTTCAGCAGGATGCGGTCCCTTGAGTAGCCCCGGCATAGGCATCGAGGTTGCGCAGCAGTTTATTCAGACGGTCGAGGACTGCCTTAGAGAGGGCTACACCCCGCCCGGTATGACACGGCCGAGCAAGCACGGGGCGCTGCGCGAAGCGTGCAATCGCCTCAACATACCGTCCGGTTCTGCTAACGCCAGAAAGAAGGCCTCTGAGCGCGCCGCCGGCAGGACGATAGACTGGTCTCTGTTTAATCCGGAGGCTGACGCCGTTTTGAAGGCCCCGCTGGTGCAGCTCCCGACGTTCCCCGACGACGACATCAGTGCAGAGGAAATCCTGAACCACCTCTCGAAGCGGTTCAAGAAGAAGCTGGAGAACGAGAACGCCAAACACTGGTTCACAGTGCAGGTCAACAGCACGTTGCCGGTTGGGTTCGCCGTTGTCGGAGACCCGCACCTCGGCAGCCACTGCAACATCCCGCTGCTCAGATCGCACATAGATATCCTGTCCAAGACAGATGGCATGATGGTGGTCAATATCGGGGACACCGCCGACAACTGGGGCCGGCTGGTTCACCTCTACGCCGAGGACGATATCAGCAGGCCGACCGAGCGGAAACTGGCGCGGTGGTTCCTCCGGGACGCGGGCATCCCGTGGATCGCGTGGCTGCACGGAAACCACGACACCATGCACGGCGAGTTCTCGACGTTCCTGAAATCAGAGAACGTGGCGCAGATACCGATGGTCGACTGGCGCGCCAAGTTCAAGCTGAGGTTCCCCAACGGCGGCGAGGTCAAGGTGGACGCTGCGCATAACCACAAGGGAAGCTCGATCTATAACCGGCTGCAGGGCCAGAAGCGCGCGGCGTTGTGGGACGAGGACGCTGATATCTATGTCGCCGGCCACCACCACACGTGGGCGCTCAGCCACGAGGAACTGGATGATGGCCGCGTCGTCTGGATGGGGCGGGCGCGCGGCTACAAATGGATCGACGAGTTCGCCACGCGGCACAACTTCCACCGCGATGAGCACGGTGCCACCATCCTGTTCGTGATCGACCCCGGGGAGAAGAACGCCGTCAGAAGGATCAGCGCGTTCGCCGATCTCGAGGAGGGCGCTGACTTCCTGACGTGGAAAAGAAAAAGGGCAGCCCGGTAAGGGCTGCCCAGTTGCCGGTTCGGAAGGGAGGCTCCGCGCACCCGGTCGCGCTAAAGCAGCCGGGGGCGATAGCACTTCGCATGATGCGCCTCGCAGTACGAACTGCGCACCTTCACAATGTCGCCGCAGAATTTGAACCCCGGCTCGCCGACAGCGCCAATCGGATATTGGCAATGCCGAAAGTCCGGCGTCTCAATATCGCGGTACGGCGGGCGATAAACTTCAACAGGCGACGTGCTGTTAGGATGCTCAAAACCGAGCCTGCCCGCCTTACCAATAACCTGATTCTTCGTCATCCCAAGTTCAGCCGCGATGCGGCGCGTCGGCATGCCAAGCGCATACAATTCGCGCAGGACCGCGATATTTTCTTCATTCCACGCCATCGTCATCGCGTCGCCTCTATCCGTTTGCCTGTTGTGTCGTGCTTCATATCCTCCGCGCGTAGCCGCGTCAGGATGGCATTGCCTGCCATAACGTCGTACCAGTCCGGGTCGTGCTGACTTGCGAACGTGTGGCCCCATACGTGGCCGGAAACGGGCATACCGTTGCGGCGCACTGTTACCGGATCACCTAATGTAAAATTAGTTATGCTATTTTTCATCGCGGCCCCCTCCACTCATCCTCATGCTGCCGGTCGGCAGCGACTTGCAGCGCACGCGCCTTCGCTTGAAGAAAGGCGTCGTATTCGCGCATAGATCCGCGCTCGCATATCTGTGTCGTGATGTGCCCTCCTTTATTTTCCGCCAAAACAATGGCGTCAAGAAACTCGTCCTCTTCGTTATCTAAATATTGAGACGTGTAATCGAGCGACAGCGCGTCGCCAAGAACGCGCCAGTATGTCACCTGGTAAAACGTTTCGTATTTCATTTTTGCCTCCCTCAAGTTCCGGGGTGTCCAGCAGACCACATCTGAGGTCTTCTTGGTTGGTGCCCCCAGTATATGGGGGATTGTCAGCGCCTGACAACCCCCCATCTGAATTATTTTTGCAGGGTCTCCGCAAACGCGCGCAGCTCTTCGACCTTGTCGGCCGGAACCCAGACCGGCACCCGCTTAAAGCCGGCCTCGATCTTGCGCTTCTCGTATTCCTTCTGCCTCTCGGCTGCCGATTTAGCCATCGTGCTTTCTCCTATCTTCCTCGTCTAGCGCCATGACAATGGTGCGCGCATAGCCGGCGATATCTATGGCGCTATCGAGATGGTCCGGCGTAGCGATTAGCCGCGCCATCTTGATTGCTATCAACGTGAGGGCGCACCGCACCGCAGGGTGCGGGCAGTCAGCCACCACGTCCATGATGGCCTGCCCCCTCGAAAAGTTATCGAGGGGGTGGCCGTAGTTTACCTCGCGCCGCTGGGTTACGTCGGCGCAGGCGGCGTCGAACTCGTCGGTGCGGGTCATCGGAACAGGGCCAACTGCTCAGGGTTGGCCCTCAACCAATCCTCCCGGCTCATCAGGCCGCCCTGTCCCGCAGTTGCGCAGCGAACGGCGAGGTCTATCCGGCACTCCGCGCTACCCTTTGGCCAGCTGCCTTCCATGATCTCGTAGATAGTGCGGTTTATCGCCTCGAGGCTGGCCTCGATATCGATGCCGCCGCTTGGCAGGCGAACTAAATAGCGTTCGCTGTGGCCTGAACCCAGCTTGGGGGTGCGGCGAACAACCGCCGGCTTTGGGACATTCGACGGGTTCTTCAGCATGGCCACCTCTTTGTACAGCTTGCAGAGCTGCCGCTCCATAAGGTCAACCCGCTCCGTCAGCTCCTTCAGGTCTAGTTTAATCTGTGCGTTGAACATGTTGGTCTCCTCTAACCTAATTTGCCCCAGTTATCACCAATGCCTCCCTCAACCAGTCCGTCCGTCGGGGCTCCGGGGAACAGGTCGAGGTATCCGGCGGTCATATCCTCCTGCATAAGCCGAAGGCATTCCTGCGCGTCGGAGGCCGCAGCCTCATCGATCAACGCGTCGTGGATCGTGGAAAGTATCAGTGTCTGCCGCTGCTGGCTAGCCTGACGCTGCTCGTCCAACGTCTGCTTATGCCGGGAGATGGCGCGGGCCATGACCGACAGTGCTGCGCGCTGCACTGGGTAGTTTGCGCACTTCGGCAGGTCGGGGTTCTTGCCCATGTAGATGGTGCCTCCGTCAACGCACCGGATGTAGCGGGTCTTAGCCGCCTGCTCCATCATCAGATTGCGGTAGTCGAACGCGTTGCTGTACCGCTCGGACCAGAAGTCTATGTACTTCTGCGCCTTGGTGCTCGATGTCCGCATCGTGACGGACAGGCCTCCGGCACCGGATCCGTAGATGATACCGAAGCTGACGGCCTTGGCCGCAGTCCGGGCCGCCTTGCCCTCCGGCGTCGACTTGTCGATGGCGTGGCCGGCGATGACGGACGCCACCTCGGCATGCACGTCGCCGTGGACAACGTCGTGCAGGAGCTGCTCGTCCTCAGATAGCAGGGCAAGGACGCGCAGCTCGATGCCGCTGTAGTCCAAGCTGACCAGCTTCTTGCCGGGCGGGGCGATGAACGAGGACCGCACGCTGGTGCGCTCGCCGAGCAGGTCGAGGTCGCGCGGTATCTGCTGCAGGTTCGGGCCCGTAGACGAGAACCGGCAGGTCTTCGCCGCGCCGATATTAAACCGGCAGCGCACCCGGTTGTCGTCGTGCCTCTGCGCCTTGTCGGCCAGCGTATCGCCGAAACTGCTGAGGTACTTCGACATCTTCTTGTAGTCTCGCAAGGCGTCGACCAGCGTCGTGATAGGGTTCTCCCCGAGGTGAGCGTAGAAGTGCGCGCCGACCTTCGACAGCGTGCTGCCGGTCATGGACAAGCTGCCGGTCTTCTCGGTGCGTGGCCAGCGGGACAGGATATTGTCGGGCATCTCGCGGGCGAAGAAGTCCCCCCACTGCGTGTCGGAGTTGATGTTCGCCACCTCAGTGTCGGGCACCACCTTGCGGAGCAGGCTGACCTTGCTGTCGGCTATCTCGCCCCAATGCTTGGCAAGCTGTCGGTGCCGGAGGATATCAATCAACATGCCGCTGTCCTCCATCTCGATCACCGCCGGCACCATGCCGTCGAACAGCGCCCACGCCTGCAGGTGCAGCTCGTCGGACCTGTCATACCAGTGCTGGAACAGATCCCATGTGTCGACCGCATCCTTGAAAGCATAGTCGAGCTGCGACTGCGTCAGCTCTGGCGCGGCCCAGTTGCTGGTCTGCTCCGTCTTGTCCATCTCCCGGTCCAAGTCCCACGCCACCACCTGCTTCAGGCTGTAGCGGCCGCCGCCGAGGATGGCGCGGCGCAGGAACCCAACGTCCCGGCAGCGCGTTTCCGGGCAGCCGGCGGCGATGAACCACCGCAGCTCGAACCCGCTGTTGAATACGATCCACTCCCCCCGGCTGAACATGCCCGCGCAGGCCTCAAATCCGCCCCGTAGAGCGTCGAAGTCCACGACAGCACCCCGGGTACCATCGAACAGGCTGACGAGCCTCACATGGCCATCCTCGGGCCGTAGAGAGGTGGTCTCGAAATCGAGCGCGCAGAACCTGTCGCCGATGGCGTCGACATACTGCTGCAGCTCGTCGGTATCTGTGATCAGTTTGTACATTGTGCCCCGTCGAATAATTCAATCTTTCAAGCACACCCCCCTCTAACTGAGGGAGCAAGTGGAGGGGGTGTGCTTGAAAGATCTCCCCCCAGTTCCGTAACATCTGCGTAACAGGGCAGCCGCCGCCCGTTAAGGCGGCGGCCTTCCACCTACTTCAGCTTCTTGGGCTGCTTGCCCGCGAGCAGATCATCGAGGCTGCCGCCAGCGAAGAACGCCTGCGCAGCCTCCCGAGTGACCCACGCCACAACCGGAAACGTCGGCTTCCAGTTCGTGTGGTCGTTGGCGGTGAAGGTCTCCGAGGAGAACTTGATCACCGGCACCGACGGCTGCTTCCTTTTTACCTGAGCGGAGACCTCAGCCAGCACACCCTCGATGGAGTTGCGGGCACCGGCGGCGTTGGACGTGAAACTGTATTTCCCGGCGCTGCCGTCGAGCGCAATGCAGCCGAAACCGCGCAGCGGCTTCCAGCCGTCGCCATCCTTGTAGGGCCCGTGGTCGTCGAGCTGCTCGGCAGAGATCGCGGCCGCCTTGTTCAGGTACGGCCACTCCTCGCGGCCGGCTACCTTGCCACCCTTCCAGCAGATCCACCCCTTGATCGCCGAGATCGGCTCCAGCAGGAACAGGGCCTCGGGGTCGATAGGGTCTTTATCCTTGCCGACACGGTACTGGTTCATCTTCCCCGAGAAGTCGATGAACGTGAGGCCGCCGCCCTGAGCGTAGCCCTCCTCTTCTTGGCTGGCGTCGATGGCAGCGGCCATGGCCTCCTCGTCGAACGCGGGGAGGTTGGCGTCTTTAATGAAGGCAGTGAGTGCGTTAGTCATATCGGTCACCTCAGTTGACACGTTTCACAGATAGGCGCTCCACGGGAGCACCCGGTTTCTCGAACGGGGTCAGATCGATCCCCGCCGCCGCGACAGCCTTGCGATCAAGGCTGGCACGTCCCTTGGCCAGCGACATCGAGACCTCGATATTGCCGACAATCATAGGCCCTGCGCTCTGCAGGACTTGTTTAAGATCTTCTTTCAAGCCGTCCTTCTCAGCCTTGATGGCAGCCTCGGTGTCCTGCAGCTCTAAGTAGCGCAGAACACTCGTGTCGAAGCCACCCGGCCGCGCCTTGGGCCGAGGCGTCTTGCTCTCGTCGGCAGCCACTCCACAGATAGCAGAGAAGGCGCAGTATTTACATTCGCCGGTGCGCTTGCCCTCGCGGTCGAGGACGGTATCCGTCACCGCCGAGAACACCCGCTTGGCCTTCTTGGCGTAGACATCAAGGATGCGGTCGTCGGCGTCGATGACGAACTCGAACATGCGGTTGAAGTTCGAGGCGTCGACATACAGCAGGTAGCCCTGTTTCAAATTGTAGTCCCGCTTCTGGTTCAGCAGGGCCATCGCGATGCGTAGCTGGGTAATGTGCGCCGGCTTCGGCAGACGCCCGGTGTTAGTACGAGGGTCGATTGACTTGACTTCGAAGCCCAACCAATCCCCGTCGCCAAAGCGTATGACCCCGTCGGGTGTCGCCGATAGCCGGCGCTCCTCGTCCTGCAGGCTGACCTGATCAGCGCCCACAAGGTCGAGGTACACATCGTTCAGAAGAGACAGGCTGTCGATGATGTAACGCTCGACAGCATGGCCGCGCCGGGCGAACCCCCAGTCCTGCTCGGCCGCCTCACCCGGCCGATGTTTAGAGTACCACATACTGCGGATGCAGGAATCAGCCTCCGAGCTGTTCAGATAGGTTGTGCGGTCGAAGCCCCAGTCTTTTCTGGCTTCCTTAATAGCTGCACCGCGCAGCACTGCATCACGCACGCTCATCTCATCTCTCCTTTGCTTCGCACCAGACGCCGCCGCACTCTTGGTATTCGACGGCTTCCAGCCTGAGTTGGTGCTCCCATGTCAGCAGGAGCGAAAACACGATCAGAAACCCGAGGATGGCCGCCCTAAGCATGTTCGACCTCCATTGCTATGGCGTGGGACCGGCGCTTCGCGGAGGCGATGCGGGCCACGGCCTGAGACAGCTTGTCGTCCGACTGCAGGATGTCGACGTGGACGTGCTGCGTCTGCCCGATGCGGTGCAGGCGGGCGTAGAACTGGTCCATGATCGCCGGGCTCCAGTCCTCCTCGACGACGATGATGCGGTTGCCGCCGTGCTGCAGGTTCAGGCTGACGCCCATGGCTGCGATCTGGCCGACCAGCACGTCCAGCTCGCCGGAGTTGAAAGCGCGCTGCAGCTCGTCCTTGCGGGCGCTGCTGGTGCGGCCGTCGAGAGCCGCGACCCGCAGGTCCGACAGCTCGGAGACCAGCGCGTCGATGACGCCGGTGTGCCAAGCTCCGACGAGGATGGCACCGGCACCGCTGGACACGCGGTCGCGGATCTCGGCTGCGGCTTCGCGCACCTTGGCCTCGCCAATCTTCCGGCGGGCGGTGGCAATGTGCTCGTCGTTCGCCGCGACGGCCTGATCGATCTGGGCCTGCGTCTTGAAGCCGGCGAGGATATCGCGCAGCTCGTCGTCCATAGACAGGCCGATGTTGAGGCGGTTGACGGTGAGCGGAGGCATCGCAGCCCAGACCTCGGCCAGCTCGCGGCGAACGGCGAGGCCGCCGTCGAACAGCCAGCCGTTCAACTCATCGGTGTTGCGGCTGCCGACCGTCATCTTGGTGGGGTACCGCGCGCCGGGGAACTGGCGCTTCTGCACAATGGTGTAGCGCAGGTTGAAGCGGTCGATATGCTCCCCGCCGCAGCGCCGGCGCAGGCCGTCCAGATCAGCCCGGCACAGAAACGGGTACAGGTCGTCGTTCCAGCGAGTGATCGGCGTGCCGGTCAGGAACCAGCAATGCTGCACGCTGCTGGCGAGGCCGCCGCTGCCGAGGATGGCCTTGGTCCGCTTGGCCTTGACCGACTTGCAGGCGTGCGCCTCGTCGAGGATCATGGCGCGGGCCTTGAGCTGAGACAGCTCGGCGGCACGCTTGGTCGCGATCTCGTAAGACATGACCAGAGCCGAGGCGGAGCCGTCGAGCTTGGTCTTGCCGGTCTTGACGAGCTGCGCCTTGTCGCCGGGGAAGAAGGCCTCGAACTCCGAGGCCCACATCCGCAGGCTGATCGGCGGGCCGACGATGATGACCTGATCGGTCACCAACTCGCGTGCCAGCCGGAAGGCCTCGAGGGCGGTCAGCGTCTTGCCGCTGCCCATGCCGGAAAAGTTGCCGGCGAAGGCCTTGGAGGCGAGGAACTTGGCGTCCTCGATCTGGTGGGGGAGCAGTTGCTTCGTTGTCATCTCATCACCTCATGTCACGTCGTGTCAGGTTTATACGTCAGGGCTGTCGTCAGTGTCAACCGGCGCGTATTCGCCGAGCATCTCCATCGCCTTGCACGGGTAGACGCCGTGCTCGAGCAGGAAGTCGTAGGCCTGCCGCCGGGTGATGTGCCCGGCGTCGACGGCGTCCTTCAGCAGGTTGGGGTAGAGGATGTTCATGTCAGGCTCCTTGGTTGGTTGGTGCCCCCAGTATATGCAGGTTCCGATCAGGATTGCAAGTACCTCACAAAAACTTTTTTAGGGGGTTGTCATTTACTGACGACACCCCATATACTGGGGGCAACACCAACCAAGGAGACCGACCATGCTTCACAACTTCGAATTTCACCAGAAGGTCCGCCGCATGAGCGCCGACGAGCGCACCCACGCCCTCAAGGACGTGAAGGCAACGATGGCGCTGCATGATACGAGCAGCGCCTACTACGCCAAGCAGTTGGCGGAATATGATTGCCTCATCGACGCGATGGCGCAGGAATGCGTCCGCGAGTACCGCAGGCGGTACGGTCAGTAGGCTGAGTAGAGGCCGCTGAAGATGTCGCTCCCCTTGCAATCGGAGCAAAGCCACTGGTTCTTGGGGCGCGGCGTTTTGCTGCGGCAGCGGAGGCAGGGCTTGACCCAGTCTTCGCTGCCCTCTTTTGTTACCGACCTGCGCTCTGTGAGCTGCTCCACAGACCACTGCTTGCTTCTCATCTTCCCTCCGGTGTACACATAAATTTAGCCCGGCACGAAGCCGGGCTAGATTTCCATGGGCGGCGGTCCCAACACCGCCGGCTATCGCGAGGCAACCAAGGAGACCAATATGCCCCCGACCAATGATTTATACGACAATCAGCCACCGCTAATCAAGGCGGCGCTCGACGTTGCGGCCGCCGGCCTGCCTGTTTTCCCAACGTGCGACAAGGTGCCGGCGTGGTCTAACGCCGAGCTTGGCGTCGGCCCCGGACAAGGCGGCTACAAGGTGGCTACGATCGACCCGGATCGGGTGGTCGAGCTATTCTCGCACCCCCGGGCGAAGGAGATCGCTGTGCCGATGGGCGCGATGTCCGGTCTGCTGTGCATCGATGTCGACCTGCACAAGGGGCCGCATGTGCAGCATTGGTTCGAGGATAACCAGAGCTGGTTGCGGGAGACGCGGTCGCACTCGACGCGGTCCAAGGGCCTGCACTTCGTGTTCCGGCACGCCGACGGCGTCCGCTTCCCGGCGCAGCTCGCCGAGGGCGTTGACGTTAAGGCCGGCGGCGCAGGCTACATCTGCTGGCCCGGCACGCCGGGCTACGAGGTGTTCGGCGACGTGCCGGTGTCCAAGTTCCCGCTCGACGTGCTGCGTGCCATCATGGTGAAGAAGGGCGGCAGCGGCGAGCTGACGGCTACATCGTGGAACACCGCGACCGACGATGAGCTGGTCGAGCGCATTCGCACAGCCGAGGATTTATACCCGGCGCTGCGCACTCTGTCGATGCGGCTGACGGAGCGGCGCAGGGATGGCAGGCCGTTGTCCCGCGAGGAGCAGGTCGCCGTGCTCAACGCGCTGATGGACGCGTCGGAGGCTGCAGATGAGGCGCACCCCCGGCACTATGACTGGCTCGACCGTCGCAGCAAGATCGAGGCTCTGGTCGACAGCGCGGCGGCGAAACAGTCGGCCGATCTGGACGACGACGTGATCGAGGCCCTGCTGGCGGAGAAGCCGTTGATGGAGGTGGCCACTGGCCGCCCTATCGGGCCGCAACGCGAGACAACGGCCGAGGACATCGAGGCACGCGTTGCGGACAATGAGGAGATCGAGACCATCACGGTGGAGGGCCTGCACCTCGAGAAGCTGCCGGCAATCGACTGGTTGATCGATGGCATGGTCCCGGCCGGCGGCCTGACTTCGCTGGGCGGCACGTCGAACGTAGGCAAGACGCGGTGGTTGGCGGCACTGGCTGTCACACTGGCCGCTGGCTGCACCGAGAAGATGGGCCTGCCGCGCGCTGCGACACCGGAGCCGACGCTGTGGATCGCGAACGAGGAGCACGTCTCCGATATCAAGCGCAGGCTCAAGGCAGCAGCCGTCGACATGGGGCTGACGCACAGCCTCGGCGTTTCGGTGCGCGGCAAGACCGAAGGCATGATGCGCCTGATCGCGTTGAACGAGGTGGGCACGCCTGAGATAGACGAGGACAACGTGGCCAAGATCGTCGGCTGGGTCCGCAGCACCGGCGCTCGGCTGGTGATCCTCGACCCGTACATCACGCTGTCCGACGCGATGGACGAGAACAGCGCAAACAGTGCTGCGATG